CGTCCAGCCGTCGTGGTGGCCGGTGACACGCTATGGCAGCATCCGGCTGTACGACGAGTACGTGCGCGATTACGCGGCGCTATACCGCGAGCAGCCCAATGTGCGGGTCTGTGTCGATTTCCTGGCGCGCAACATTGCCCAGCTGGGCCTGCACGTGTTCCGACGCGTGTCGGATACCGACCGGGCGCGCCTGACGGACCATCCCCTGGCGCGGGTGCTGAGCCAGCCCATGCCGCCCGAGTTTAAGGTGACCCGGTACCGGCTGATCGAGAGCCTGGTCGCCGACCTGGGGATCTATTTCAACGCCTATTGGCTCAAGGTGCGCGTAGAGGGCGACGTGATGGGATTGATGCGCATCCCTCCGCCCTACGTGGAGGTGTCCGGGGCCCTCGTTCCCACAGCGTACAAGATCACATTGGGCAGAGATATCCCGGTGCCGCCGGCCGACATTGTGCATTTTCGCGGCTACAACGCCGAGAGCGCGATCACCGGTCTGTCGCCGCTGGAGACGCTGCGGCGGATCCTGGCCGAGGAGCACGCTGCAGGGGACTATCGCGAGCATTTCTGGCAGAATGCCGCGCGGATGGATGGCATCATCGAGCGGCCACAGGATGCGCCCGATTGGAGCGATTCCGCGCGCCAGCGATTCAAGGCCGAGTTCGAGGCGCTGTACAGCGGCGGGCAGAATTCCGGGAAAACGGCAATCCTCGAGGAGGGCATGACCTGGCAGAACGCCTCGTTCAACTCGCAGGAGAGCGAGTATTTGGGCGGGCGCAAACTGACCCGCGAGGAATGCGCGCGGGCGTATCACATCCCGCTGCCGATGGTCGGGATCCTGGACCACGCGACGTTCAGCAACATCAAGGAGCAGCACAAACAGCTTTACCAGGATTCGCTTGGTCCCTGGCTGGCGATGATCGAGCAGGACGTCGACCTGCAGCTGCTGCCCGAATTCGAGGATAGCACGGGGATTTATACCGAATTCAACATCCAGGAGAAACTGCAGGGCTCGTTCGAGGATCAGACCGCGTCACTGCAGTCGGCGGTGGGCAGGCCGTGGATGACGGCGAACGAGGCGCGGGCGCGGATGAACCTGCCATCGATGGACGGGGACGCGGACAGCCTGGTCACGCCGTTGAACGTGCTGATTGGCGGGCAGGCGAACCCGCGAGATTCTGCGCCCAAAGCGAAGGAGCGCGCGCTGGACACGCACCGGCCGGCGCTGCGCGAACGGCACGAAAGCCAGTGGACGGAGCTGCTCTCCAGGCACTACCGGCGACAGGAGGGGGCGATCGTGAGCCGCGTGCCAGAGTCAGCCGCCAAGAGTGACATTGGCAGGGTTTGGTGGGATGACGACCGGTGGAACCGCGAGCTGGGCGACGACCTGCTGCGGCTGAACGTGTTGACGGCGGGGGAATGGGCCACGTCGTTTGCCGAGCGCCTGGACACGGAGGTATCCGAGGAGCGGATGCTGCCCTGGCTCGAGGAGCACAGCCGCATCCAATCCGAGTACATTAACGGGCAGACGCGGGATGAGGTAGAGCGCGCGCTGCGCGACCCGGACCCGCTGCAGGCGGTCAAAGCCGTGTTTGTCCTGGCGCTGACGGTGTGGGCTGCGCGCCAGGCCGTGTCGGCGGTCACGTCGGCGGCGAGTTTCGGGGCGCACGAGGCGGCCAGCGCGGGCGGGCTGCGGTCGAAAACCTGGCGGGTGAATTCGAGCAATCCCCGCGACGAGCACATCGCCCTCGATGGCGTGTCCGTCGGGATCCGCGAGCGGTTCCCCAACGGGATGCGCTGGCCGGGGGATCCGGCCGGCGGGGCAGAGAACAACGCGAACTGTAACTGTTCCGTAGAATTTGGGAGGTAGCTATGTTGAAGAAAACGTACCGATCGGCGATCGAGCTGAAAGCGGATGGAGAGCCGGGCGAGTTCCGAGCCGTCTTTTCCACGTTCAACGTGATCGATCACGACGGCGACGTGACCGTGCCGGGCGCGTTCCAGGAGGGCCAGGCGGTGCGGATCTCGTACTGGGGCCATCGATGGCAGGATCTGCCGGTGGGACGGGGCGCGATCCACCAGGACGAGGAAAAGGCCTGGGTGGACGGGCGCTTTTTCCTGGATACCATCGCCGGCAAAGAGACCTACCAGACGGTCAAAAACCTCGAGGAGCTGCAGGAATGGAGCTACGGGTTCGACATTGAAAACAGCGACGCGGGCCAGCTCGAGGGCCAGGACGTCCAGTTCCTGCGCCAACTGACGGTGTACGAGGTCTCACCGGTGATGTTGGGGGCGGGGATCGGGACGCGCACCGAGACGATCAAGGGGAAGGACGCCGGGGACCCGAGCGAGGCCGGCGATTCCGATAACGCGGGGAATGATGAAGGGCAGACCGGTGCCGGTTCCGATGGCGACGGGGACCCGAGCGGACCTCCACCGCGCGTCGTATCCACTCAAATAGAGATCGACCTTTTGGAGGTGTAGGGTGAACAAGAAAGACCAGTTGCGAAAGCTGCTGCTCGACGCCCGCGCGATCGCGGACGCGGCAGAAAAAGAGGGGCGGGATTTCACCGCCGAGGAACGGGAGCAGGTCGAGAAACTGCTCAAAGCGGCCCAGGACCTGAAAGCCGAGATCCAGGCGGATGAAAAGGACGCCAAGCTGAAACAGGACATCCTCGCGCTGGATGCTGAGTTTGCTCCAGCGCCCAAGCAGGACCTGCCGGCCGGGCAGCCAGGCCGGGGTCAAACCATCGGCGGGCGGTTTGTCGAGAGCGACCAGTTCAAACGATGGATGGAGCAGATCGCGCCGGGCGGGCACGTGCCCGAGTCGACACACGGCATCCACTCGCCACCGGTCGAGTACAAATCTTTGTTTAAGGATTTGATCACCGGTGTGGACGACGAGAGCGCAGGCGCTTTCGTGGAGACGGATTACACCCGGATCTATGAGAGTCTGGGGCGCTATCCACTCAGCATCTTTGACCTGATCAACCGCCGCACCACGACCAGCGACCTGGTGCATTTTGTGCGCCAGACGCAGCAGGTGCAGGAGGCGACGCCGGTCGCCGAGGCGAACGTGACCGAGTACAGCGGCGCGACGGGAGAGATCAGCGGCGAAAAACCGGAAGGGGCGACGGCGTTCGAGCAGGTGACCACGCCGGTAAAAACCATCGCGGTGTGGATCCCGGCGACCAAGCGCGCGCTGAGCGACGCCGCTCAGATTCGCGGCTTGATCGACCAGGAGCTGCGCGACGACCTGAACGAGGAACTGGAGGACCAGCTGATCAACGGCGACGGCGTTGGCGAGAATTTCACCGGCTTGGCTAACACGACCGGGGTGCTGACGCAGGCGTGGAACACGGACATCCTGACGACCTCGCGGCAGGCGATCACGACGCTGCAGGTCACGGGCCGTGCCCGGGCCACGGCGTGGGTGATCCATCCCGAGGACTGGGAGACGATCGAGCTGCTGCAGGACACCGACGGCCGCTATTACTGGGGTGGGCCGCTGATGCGCGGTACACCGCAGCTGTGGGGCGTGCCGGTGGTGACCTCGCAGACGGTCACGCAGGGGGCTGGGTACCTGGGCGACTGGCGCAAAATGATCGTCTGGGACCGTGAGCAGGCCAACATCCAGGTCAGTGACAGCCACTCGGATTTCTTTATCCGCAATATGGTGGCCATCCTGGCCGAGCTGCGGGCGGCGATGGGCGTGACCCGGCCGTCCGGGTTCGTCGAGGTGCCGTTCGAGTCGGGCAGCTAGAAAGATGAAAGGGGCACGGTACGCCGTGCCCCTACAGAACAACGGGCATGGCACGCCGTGTCCGTACGGAGGGGTGATGCGGGTCAACGTTGTATGCCGGAACTATCAGGAGGATCGGGTGATCCCGCGTTTTTCGCGGTATCTGTCCGATCGCCTGGGCTGGACGGTGACCCGCAGCCCCGACCCGGAGGCTGAGGTCGTGTATCTGTCGGCCTATTTTGAATCGCAACGGTGCCAGCGGTGGCCCAGCGTGCCGGTGGCGGCCTATTTTACGCATCGCGAAGAGGCGCCGCCGAACAGCAGCAAGGCGCAATTGTTCGACCGGATCGCCGGGCAGGTCGACCTGCGGATCGCCACGGCGCGGATGTACGCGGACGTGCTGGCCCCGTATGGGGCTACGGTCCAGATGCCGCCGCCGGTGGAGCGGGATCGGTTCGTGATCGCGAAGAAAGGCCGGCAAGATGCCGGCGGTCCAGTGGTGGCCGGGTTCTCGGGGTACACGTACGCAAACCGGCGCAAGGGCGAGGACCTGGTGCACGAGCTCCTGGCATCGAAGCCGGGCCAGCAGGTGCAGTGGCGCGCCAGCGGGCGGGGCTGGCCGGTGCCGACCACACGGTACTCGTGGGCGGATATGCCGGGATTCTACCAGGGCCTGGACATCCTGGTAGTGACGAGCCGCGTAGAGGGCGTGCCGATGCCGCCCCTCGAGGCGCTGAGCTGCGGGGTCAGCGTGGTCGTGCCTCGAGGTGTGGGGCTGCTGGACGAGCTGCCCGACGTGCTAGGGATCCACCGTTACAAGCGGGGCGACGCCGGCGACCTGGTCAAGGCGCTGGGCAAGGCGATCGCTCAGCGGGGCGACGTGGACCGGGAGGCGCTGCGGGCCGCGACCGAGCCGTACTCTGTGGCCGCGTGGTGCCGGGCGCACGAGGAGGCATTTGTGGATCAATTCGACGCCTGCGGGAACGCGGGCATGAGCACAGACGAGGAACCGGAGGCGGCGGCGGTGACGGTCCCCGCCGTTGTTTCCGGGAAACAATCAGAGCCGCCACGGAGCCCGACCGGGCAGCGGGGGATTTACGTGGTGGCGTTCGGGGACCCATCGCGGAACTGCGCGCTGAAACTGATGGAGAGCGCCAAGGCCCACATGCCCGAGGTCCCGATCGCGCTGTGCGCGGACCGCAAAATCGGACCGGAGGACCTGCTGATCGTGCAGCCGGACAGCGACATCGGCGGGCGGCGGGCCAAACTGAAAGCGTACGCGCTCGCGCCGGCGGAATGGGACGCGGTGCTCTATCTGGACGCGGACACAGAGGTGGTCGCGCCGATCCGGTTTTATTTCGAGCTGATCGAGGACGGGTGGGAATTCGTGATCTGCAAGGATCCGCACCTGATGGACACGATGCACCATTTCCGGCGGCGAAACAACCTCGACGAGCTGGCCGAGACGGAGAAACAGGTGCACACGCTGCACACGCTGCAGTACAACGGCGGGGTGTGGTCGTTCGGCAGAAACGCGCGCATCGAGCGGTTTTTCACGCGGTGGCTGGCGGAGTGGGAGCGCCACGCACAGCGGGACCAGGGCGCGCTGATCCGGGCGATGTACACCGAGCCGCTGAAAACGTACGTGCTGGGCAACGAGTGGAATACGTTCCCAAAATATACGAAAGGGATCAAAACTGCCGGCCTGATGCACTATCCGGGCGACGCGCGTCGTTGGCGGGGGATGATCCCGGGCCGGATCGACAGCCAGGCGGCGTGGGAGGCAGTGAAACGGTTTGAGGCGACGCGCCGAGGACGGAGGCAACGCTGATGGCCATCCAGGCAGTGATCGTGAGCGCACAGCGCTGCGGCGGGCTGTTCCTCGCCGGGTGCCTGAGCAACCATCCGGACGTCCACTGCCCGCGCGAGGAGCCGTTCCGCCGCCAGGCGATCTGGCAGCAGAAACTCAGGTTGCGACACGCCGCGCTGCTGGATTTCGTGCTGAGCGAGCCCTATTACGCCGTGAGCATGTGCCGATTGACGTACGACCAGGCGTTCAATCCCCAGGTGCTCGGCTACCTGCTCAAGCACGAGGTGCGGATCGTCCACCTGGTGCGGGCGGCGATGCCGACGGTGACCAGCACGCTGCTGGCAAAACTGGAGATGGCCCAGGGCGTGCCGAGGCACCGGTTCGACACCTCGTTTGCGGACGACGAGGTGCTGGACGTGGGGCCCGACGAGGTGCTGCGGCGGATCTCCCACCTGTTGAAACAGCGTGCGCGATTTGACAGGCTGTACGCGGATAATATGAAACTTCTCGTGCGATACGAGGAGTTGACCAGGTGGGAGGGCCACCTGGCGCTGGACCTGACCCGGCGTATCTGCCGGTTCCTGGAGGTCCCGGCCGTGCTGCTGTCGGCGCACAACCGGAAAATGCACAACCGGCCGATCGAGAGTTATTACCGGAATTGGGAGGCGATCGAGGCAGCGATCCGCGAGCGCGACTGGGGGATAGACCCGTGGACATCCTGAACCTGGGCGCGGGCAACAAGCCGCGCGAGGGCGCGATCAATCACGACCTGCGCCAGCACCGGCCCGAGATCGACGTGGCGTGGGATCTGAATGACCTGCCCTGGCCGTGGGAGGCCGAGCAGTTTGATTTCATCGTGGCCCGGGCTGTGCTCGAGCACCTGCGGGTGAATCTGGTCGAATCGATGAACGAGTGCTGGCGGATCCTGCGGCCAGGCGGGCGCATCTACCTGAAATTGCCCCACTGGAAACACAATAACACCTACATGGACCCGACACATTACTGGCGATACGCGATCGAGACGCCGACCATTTTCGACCCGGAGACGCCGTACGGGCAGGCGTACGCGTTCTATACGGAGCGGAAGTGGAAGCTCATCAAGGGCCCAGCACTGAACCGGGCCCGGAGTTCGATCCACGTGACGATGGAGGTGCGCAAGTGAATATCAACACCAACCACCTGGTTGCGATGCGAGAGAGAGCAGAGACGGAGTGGATCAAAACGGGCTATGAGAAACTGCCCGAGGAATTGCAGCCGGCTGCACGAAAAGTGCTTCGGGGGCGCACGGAGGCGTCTGTGAGTCGAACGTCTGGCGGGAAGCTCTCGCGATATGCGGCCAAACGGCGCAAAGAGAAACGGAAACAGGCGCGCGCAGCGCGTAAGCGCAACCGGAGATGAGTATGGCGAAAAAGGGGATTGTGCTCAGTGTATCGGATCCTGCCATTGAGGCGCGCGCCAGGCGGGCCAAACTGCCGACGATCGTGGATCCGGAAATCCCGCTGGCGTTCGAGAAGACGTTGATCGTCGACGGCGTAGGCGTGCCGTGGGACCTCCTGCCGGCAGCGTGGCATTTCCTGGAGCGGTGGGACGCAGCGGTGCCGCTGTGGCGATACGGGGTAACCGCCAGCGACGTGGGGACGCCGAGCGAGCGCGAGCGGACGCAGGCCGTAGTCCGTGACCTGCGCGTGCTGCTGTACGCGCACGAGCTGCTGTTTTTGCGCAAAAACGAGGCCGGGGAGGCGCTGCGCGCGGCGTTCCTCGAGGAGCGGGCCACCGGTGGCGAGGCGCGGCTGGCGTTCCTGCGCGCGTATTACCGCGTCAAACCCCGGATGTGCGTGCTGCCACGGTCGTGGATGGCCAAAATACAGGCGCGCGCCCAACCGGCCGCGACCCGGGCCGCCACACGCGGGCGCAGGGGCAAGGGCTCAACCCGCATGGTGCGGGTTGAGATCGGGCCAGGACAGTTTGTGCGCTGCCTGCCAGAGAACGCCGAGCAGGTGCGCGCCCAATTTGCGCGGAGGAAAAGCCGACGTGCGCGATAAACCGCTAGATAAAATGCGCGGCCCAGCGCAGAACAAGACGACAGACGATTTCTCTACCATCCCCGGCGTGCCGGCATTTGTGGCGTATTCGCTGCACCGGCGCAGGATCCTGACGTTCGCGCAGCTCCGGGCGGCAGATTTGCGCAGGCTGCCCTCGCCGGCGCGAGAGGCCATAGAGAGGTGGCGCGATGGCTAATTTCTGCGAGATCCAGGACGTGGTCGACGTGCTGCAGCGCGCGATCACCGACACGGACGAGGCGATCTCGTGCCAGGCGGCGATCACCGAGGCCACGGCGGCGATCAAAAACTATTGCCACCAGACAGTCGAGCTGGTCGAGGACGATGCGTACACGTTCGACGTATGGTCGTCGTGCTGGAAACTGTTTCTGCCCGAACTGCCGGTGGTCTCAGTGGCCAGCGTCGTCGAGGACGAGGAGACGCTAGACGTCGACGACGACTATCAACTGGCGAATTATGGCCAGCTCGTCCGCGTGGGACAACGCTGGGAGACCGGCGTGCAGATCGTGACCGTGACGTACACGCACGGATACAGCACGATCCCGGACGACGTCGCCGCCGTCTGCGCGCGGTCCGCAGCACGGCGGTTCCAGGCCGGGCTCAAAGCGGCGGACTCGGATGGCGTGCCGGGCATCACGGCGAAAGCGCTGGGCGATTTCTCGGTTTCGTTTACCAGCGAGGCGGGTGGCGGCGTAGGCGAGGGACTAATGGGCGTGTCCGGAGCGCGGATGCTGCTGCTGAGCGAGAAAGACGTGCTGGCGAAATACAGGTACGTGGGGCCATGAGAGCGATCAGGAAGGGCACGGCACGCCGTGCCCGTACGGGGATGTTGGTGGCGGGGAGGCATCGGGGTAGATGAGCGTTTTCACGTCGCTGCTGAACAACACATTCACCGTCTCGCGGCGGGTGCGCAGCGCTGATGGCCAGGGCGGGCACGCGATCTCGTACGTGGAGATCGGGGACGTAGCGGGCCGGATCCGGCCCACGAGCGGCAGCGAACGCGAGGTTGCGGATTCTGAGGAGCAGCAGATCAGCCACGTGCTGTACGTGGCAGCGGGAAGCGACGTCGCGCGCGGCGACCTGGTCGAATGCGGCGACCTGGCGGTGGAGGTGCTCGGGATCCGCGAGCCCAGCCTGGCCGGGGAGCACTGGGAGATCGACTGCCTGGAGCGGGTGGACGAGAGCACGGAGGAATACGGCTCGTGATCACAAAGTGGGACCCGGAGGCGGTGCGGAAAGCGGCGTTGGCGGATCTGCAGACGAATGCAGAGATCGCCGGCAAATTCGTAGAAACGGAAGCCAGGCGGCGATTGGATGCGATCACCAGCCCGGACAACAGGCGGGCGGTCAACTATCGCCATTACCTGTCCAAATTTCTGCTGACGTACACCGTGGAAACACTCGCCAAGGCGATCATAATCCGGGTCGGGATGCGCCGCCGCTCCGAAAAAGGGGGTGACCACCACGGATTTTACATCGAGACCGGATCTTCGACGGCACCGGCGCACCCGTACCTGCGGCCGGCGGTATTCGACAATGCCAGCGAGATCGTCTCGCTGCTGTCAGGAGGGTAACGTGGCATCCAAGGAGTTGCAGGAAGCGCGTGCCCAGGTCGAGCAGGCGCTGCAACTGTGCGATTCGGAGACGGCGGACGCGATCATTGGCTCGCCGCCGGACGAGTACCGCACGCTGGTGCAGGGCGTGCGGGCTGGCCACCAGATGCTGTGGATGATGGCATTGAGCAACGGAATGAAGAAAAATACAGCCACGCTCAAAATGGGCGCACAGATGCTCTCGATCCTGCTGACGATCGTGCACTATGCGTTCGCCCTGGGCGTGCAGTGGGGTAGGCAAGTGAGTGACGAACGATGAGCGCACTGACCGCCGCGCTGTACGACCTGCTGGCCGGGGACGCGACGCTGACGGCGCTGCTCTCCACCTATGGCAGCGCACCGGCGATTTTCACGACGGACCCGGCGCCGGGGGATGCAGCGCTGCCGTACATCGTGTCGGCTGGCGAGGTGAGCCAGGGCCCGTTCGACACCAAAACCACGCGGGGACGGGACATTTTGCGGGATGTGCGCTGCTACGCCTCGGCGAGCGGCAGCGCGGTCACTGTGGAAGCCATCGCCGAACGGGTGCGGGCGCTGCTGCACCGGCAGG